CCGCCGCAGCGTATCCCGCCCCCATCCCGCCCATGAAAATGGGCGGAGAGGGGGGCACGGAGCAGAAAGCCAGAGGAGGAGAAAACCGTGTCCGTCCTGAAAAATAAGCGAACCACCAGCAAGGCGGAATTTGTGAATACGGCCAATGAGATTTACACGGAAACGATAAATTTTTTAAGCCGTCTTTCCGCGAGGTATTCCCGCCTGCTGGCGGAGCCAACCATAAAAATGGCGGCGGAATTGGTGAGTTACACCGAAAAGGCGCAGAGTTATTTTACATCTAACGACATACGCCTGGACCTGCGGGAAAGGGACCTTTTGCAAGCGCGGGGCGCTTTAATGGCCCTGGACGTGCAGCTGTGCCATTGTTACATGGTTATGATGAAGAACCCGCAGGGGTGCTTTACGGACGCCAAAGGAAACAAGGTCCCCAAAAAGGAGGCGGAGGAGCGCCTGGAAACCATGGCCCAAATCCTGGGGGAACTGATCGACACGGAGGACGACCTGATAAAAGGGACTATGCAAAGCGACGCGGAACTGCGGCGGAGGAGAAGAAAAAATAAATAGCTTGTCATGGGTGTATTTCTGAAAACGTGCCGTGTGGCAGGGCGGCCCTTGACGGGACTGCTGCCAATCACTGGTGCCGTTCCGTCTACGTTGGCAACACGAACAATTTCTGCCTTGTCAACACCAACGGCAGCGCCAACAACAACAACGCGAACAATTCCTGGGGCGCGGCGCCCGGATTTTATACCATGGGTCAAATGCAGTAACCAATGAGGTGAACCGGACCCGTATAAAAGGAGAAATACTTCCCTGGCGAAAGCCTAAAACTGCCCCTGGCGGCCTTGCACGGACGCTGCTTGCATGGCGGGGGATTGTGCTTTACCCCGTTTCATGTGCCGGGTCAAAGTAGTTTAGACGCACACCTACAAGACAACTATCTGGGGAGCGAATAAAAATATATGACAAGCGAGGAGCGCCGGGAGGCGCGATACCAACGCCGGAAAGCGGCCCGGCAGGCCAGGAAACAGGCCAGAAATGACAGCCTGGGCACACTGGCGGAGGTTTTCAGTTTTCGGGATATGTTCCGGTATGGGCTGAAATGCTGCAACGGTGTGAGGTGGAAACAGTCCACCCAAAACTTTGAGCGCCACCTGTTTTCGGGCACCGCCCGCCGGCGGCGGGAAGTTCTTTCCGGCCAATGGAAACCGGGGAAATATGTCCACTTTACCCTGCGGGAGCGCGGCAAGGTCCGCCCCATTGACGCGCCGCACATCAATGACCGCCAGATCCACAAAACCCTTTGCAATAATGTCCTGATCCCGCTGTACGGTCCCAGCATGATCTATGCAAACGGGGCCAGCCAAAGGGGAAAGGGCCTGCATTTCCATTACAAGCTGCTGGAGGACCAGCTGCGGGAACAGTTCCGAAAGAACGGGCGGGAGGGCGCCGTGTTCCTGATGGATTTTCACCACTTTTTCCCGTCCGCGCCCCACGCCCTGATCTACCAGCGACACCGGGACCTGATCCTGAACGAACAGATCCGCGCCATAGCGGACACCGTGGTGGCGTCTGTTCCGGGCGGCGTGGGTATGCCCCTGGGCGTGGAGCCGTCCCAGCAGGAAATGGTGGCCCTGCCCTCCAGCCTGGACAACTGGCTGAAATGTCAAAAGTCCATTCACGGCGCGGGGCATTACATGGACGACTATGCCACGGTGCTGGACAGCCCCGCCCAGGCGGAGGAGATCATGGAGGAAACGATCCGCCGGGCGGAGGCCATGGGCCTGCAGGTCAACCGGAACAAATGCCATATTGTGCCGCTGGACAAGCCTTTCCGCTTTTGCAAATGCAAGTTTTATCTGACCGAAACTGGGCGGGTGATCACCCACGGGGCCAGGGACGGAATGAAAGCGGCACGGCGGAAAATCAGGCTTTACAAAAAGCGGGTGGACGCCGGGGAAATGACCGTCCCGCAGGCGGAGGACCAGCTGCAGGGGCATATCGCCTATTATGAAAATTTCGACGACCACGGGCGGGTCATGCACCTGCGCCGGATCATTCATGCCACATTCAAAGGAGGAGAAAACCATGTATAAGATCACCAGGGACGGGGAAACCGTGGCCATGACCGAGGCCCCCAGCTATGTCCGCAGGGCTGAAAACGGGTGCTTTACCTTGTGCCAGGAGGCGGAGGCGGCGGGGATCGTCCACAATGGACAGGTTTTCCACCTGCTGGGCCGCCCGGACATGGAGGGCGCGGTGGACACCGTCATGCTGGAGGAAACCGACGCGGGCAGCGAGATCACCAGGGCGGCGGAAACCGGCGGGATCATGTTTGTTACGCTGGCGGAGGCCGGGAGCATTGACGCCACCACGGCGGCGGAACACGCGGACCTTTTCGCCCCCTGGGCGGTGCCGGTGGCCTATAAGGCCGGGAATATTCGCCGGTATACGGACGGCCAGCTGTACCAATGCCTGCAGGATCACACTTCACAAGCGGACTGGACCCCGGACGCCTCCCCCAGCCTGTGGAAACGGGTGGCGGACCCGGCGGAGGAGTGGCCGGAGTGGTCCCAGCCGGTGGGCGCACATGACGCCTACAACGCCGGGGACAAGGTGAGCCACGGCGGGAAACACTGGACCAGCACCGTGGACAGCAACGTGTGGGAGCCTGGCGTGTACGGCTGGACCGAGGCGGCGGAGG